CGTTGAACCTTGATCCAATAACAAATTTGCCGTCCTGTACGCCATTAGGTTAAATTACACATAAAAACAAACCAAAAGCCCTGATCTATTGAATCAGGGCTCGCAGTCGCTTTTCAGGGACTGAAGTTTTGATATATTTTACATTAAGGGATTAAAACCTTTAGTAATTTATCTTTAGCTTCGTCTTTAGCTTTCTCCGCTGCTTTATCTACCGTTTTATTTACAACAGTTTCCGCGGCTTGCTTAACTACTTTTTCCTTTAACTCCTGAGCGAAGGATTTTTCTTCGACTATATTAGTAGCTCCAGAGGTTTTTGGAGTAGTATCTTTATCTGTGCAAGCTATTAGAGAGCTTAACAAAGCTAGCATTATGTACTTTTTCATACGAATATAATTACACTTTTTTTCACAAATACAAAGTGTAATACATATTGCTAATGAGAAAAAAAAATAATAAATCCCCTAGGGTTAGGTGGGTTAGGATGGGACTATTTGATAAAATCGCAATAGCTCTCGGCTGGATAGCTTTATCTCCATTTATACTTTCTGAACTTCTAATAATGGGCTTTAAATGGGTAATAGAAAAAATAAAAAGAAAATAAACATTAAGGGGTTTCCGGGCTACGACCTTCATCTTACTGTTTTTATTATAATTGGGATAACGGCGTTAGGAATATTAAAGGCATGTAAGTGAATATGGATTTACATTAAGGAAAGGAAGAATAAATGAGCAGAACAATAAGAACTAATATAAATTACGAAACCAACAAGTTAGAAAAAACAAGAGATAACAAACCGCGTTGCCAATGCTGCTGTAACCCACGGCATAGCTCGCACGGCAACAAAAAAGAAAAACTCACCATACAGGAAAGAAGAAAAGAAGAATGGCCAAAAAAAGCAAACTAACCAGATCACCGCAATGGAGAAAGCATTTACGCAAATACTGGCAAAGAGTATTTTGGAAGAGGGAAAGAAAAAACAGCAAGAAAGAAAATGAACAGGTATCTTAAAAAGGCACGAGAATGAACATAGAAGCTATAACACAAGAAGCCCAAACCATAGCAGTACATAAGGAAATAGAGTCTGCAAGCCTAATGGAAGCTAAGGAATTAGGAGACGCTGACAGAATTAAGCAGATAGACAAAGTTCGAGAATTTAACGCACTAATGGATGCTGGGGTAATGATAACTCAAGGTGGCTTTTTTGATTTATATGTATAAGAATAATGAAATTTAATCAATATTTAAAACAGCTTAGATCAGTACGGTTCAAGGACACTAAAAAGCTGTGCATGATGCTTGGCGTTTCAAAAGAGGAATGGCGCAAAATTGAACGCGGAATAAACCCTCCGCCTCGAAGATCGGTGTTAAGCAAGTTTTGCGTTTTGACGGCTGCCTTAAGCTACGAACAAGCCCAGCTTTTTGAGCTAGCTAGACGATGGGAACCTCATACAAACACTAACAGTGGAAGCCATGAGCTTCTACACGAAGACTCCAGTTCTGAATGGACAGAAGCTATGATTCAAGAAAACACACCTGATTACGAACATAAATACTGGGGAAAGAGGTAATTACCACTTTTTCTTTTTATTGGTAGCTTTGTCTTTTTTTATAGGAACGCATTTTTTTCCATCTTCACTTGCTTCATAACCCGAATTACATTTAGGAGGATAACCAGCTTTTTCGTCTGCGAGAGCCTCCTCCTTCTTTAGGTCTTCCCAAAGGTCGTTGTATGTGATTCTCGATTCTTTTATATCTAATGTTTGTTTTCGCATAATCATAAATTTTATTTTCTTCTAGAGAGTGGCTTTTTCTCAGAGATTATTTCTACTTGTACCGGAGCTGGTTGGACGGGAGTTTCTTCGATCCCTACATAGCCCGGCTCTCCTGCGGTGGGCAAATAGGGAACTTTACCATTCTGCATTAGTCTTTTTTCTATTGTTAACTGTTTAAGCTGCTCATTGGGTACGACCATTTTAGAGGCCCTGTCTGTCATATAGAAGCAGGTAGTTCTTATGCCAACCCTGACTATCCTCGCTTGGCGACCAGAGATGTATATTATATCGTCGTTGTTGAAATCATTCCCCATAAAAACAAGTAACGCTTGCGCAAAATTTATTATCATATCCTTAGCTAATATGGCCCCTAAAGCAGCCAACGCAAACCATCCATACTGACCCACCAGATCTTGTGCTACGTGCTCCATTTGTTCGGAGGTCATCCCCCCTTGGTCCGCCAAATTAACAAGTAGTGGAATAGCGTTAGTGATTTCGTTCATAACTTTTCTTAAACGATTACACTAATTTAGTGTAAAGTACAATTGATGCCGAAAGTAAAGAGTACAAGGGATTTTGAGTCTCTTGAAATTTTGGACGGAAAAGTGAAAGTTCACCAGAGGGAAACGCTTAAACATAAAGATACATTTTATATAGATGAGCTCAACTGGACAGAAAAACAAAAAAAATTCATTGATATATCCCTTAAAAAGAGCACTAGGGTAATTTTATGCAAGGGTCCAGCGGGAAGTTCCAAAACCCTTATCGCGGTTTATTCCGCACTGAATCTACTCAACCTAAGTAAAGTTTCAGACATTATATACATGCGATCCGCAGTCGAAAGTTCTGACTCAAGATTAGGGTTTTTACCGGGAGATGCAGACGAAAAGCTTCATTATTATAATTTACCCTTTATGGATAAATTGGATGAGCTTCTACATGAGACGACAGTCAAAAAACTACAAAAAGAAAAAAGGGTCTCTATCCACCCCGTAAACTTCGCCCGAGGCATGAGCTGGAACTCTAAAGCGGTGGTGTTAGACGAATCTCAAAACAGTTCCATAAGAGAGATAGTCACTGTTTTAACAAGAATAGGGAAATTCTCTCGAGCCTTTATATTGGCTGATCCTATGCAAAGCGACCTTAAAAATGGGCAAAGAGGGGGTTTTGAAAAAATTTTTCATATTTTTGATAACGAAGAGAGTAAAAAAATGGGAATCGAAACTTTTGAGTTTTCAACGGAAGATATTGTTCGGTCAGAGTTGACCAAGTTTATCGTCAGCAAAGTGGCGCTATGGGAAACTATTTGATCTGTTTGCTAATTAAACCGGCTAAAACCGAGGAAAACTTTCCCACTTCTTTTTCGTTTTTTTCCCAGAAGAAAGCATGAGTCACCTCTTCTATAAGGGTACTTAGCTTCCTTCTCTTCTTCAACTTGGGGTCAACTAGGATTTTTGGGTTATCAAGCTCTGGGGAATAGCACAGACCATCAGCGTTATATTTGTAGTGAGGCCTTTTCCATACCAGTTCGTATTCTATTCCGTCTGAATTTTTAAACTTGATGTTTTCCATGACTTTTATTATTTTACACTTTTTTTGGTTAAAAAAAAATTTCTTTATAAAATATATAGTGTAAATCATTAATATGAAGGTATATTGCCAAAGTTGCGGATCAGGATATTCCTACACTCTAGACAAACCTAAATTTTGCGGTAGTTGTGGAAAATTGTACACAAAGTCAACCGCAAGTGTTGTAAAGAGAAACGAGGAGTGGAGCCAAGAGGATGAAGAAGAAGACTTTAATACTGACCTTTCTTCCCTAGAGTTCGAACTTGATCTTAGAAAAAACAATGGGGATAAACTAGAAGATATAATTGGCAGTGCAGCTGAAGGAGAAGCTCCATTCGTTCGAGGAAAAGATTCTAGTTATGCTAAAGGTACGATCAAAGAGGACTTTCTGAAGGACGCCGGGAGTATAAAGAAGTCCTAAGAATGCCAAAAAAGAAAAAGTTAAAATTTGAAGATTGTTCAAAAAAAATAGACTTAGAAATCAAGAAAAGAAAAAAGAGGTGGAATCTCACCGCTCTTTCTTGGATGGATTTTGACGACGTCTCTCAAATAATAAGAATCCACGTTTTTAAAAAATGGCATCTTTACGACCAGCTGAAACCGCTGGCTCCTTGGGTCAACAGGATAATATCCAACCAGATAAAAAATCTAATAAGGAACAATTATGGAAACTATTGCCGTCCCTGCCTCAAGTGTGCCGCTGCAGAATCAGACACGTTATGTTATATATACGGCTCCCAAGGTTCAGCTTGCCCCTTGTACGCTCAATGGGAGAAAACTAAGAAAGTAGCCTACGAGACTAAGCTACCATCCTCCCTAGAGACTACAGCTCCAAAAATATTCGATACCCCTCTTTTAGATTTTCAATTTGACTCACTCTTCAAAAAACTTAATGAGCAACTAAAGATTAAACTTAAAGCAAACGAATGGATCGTTTATGAGAATTTATATCTTAAAGACAGAACAGAACAAGAGGTAGCTAAAATGTTGGGATATAAAACTTCCGAAAAAAACAGAAGCCCCGGATACAAGCAAATAAAAAATTTAAAAAAAATAATAATACAAAAAGCTAAAGAAATAATATCAGAGGGAGATTTAAATTTGTGAAAAAGAAACAGGAAATAGAGCTAGAGGAGCATCAAAAAACTCAGATTGATAATTTGTGGAACTCTAAAACACCCCCAATGATAAAGGACTTAGTTGCTAAACTGTTTCCTTTTGTCGGCGAAAAATTTAGAGATGGTAGGAGCATTTACGGAAAAGCTATAAAAAAATATTTAGCGTCGAAAGGTCAAAAAGCTTTAGTAACATCTATTCATATTAAAAAAGAATATGAACTAGGAGAAGAGGAAAGAGAATACATTTACAACAACTGCTCCACTATGAAAGCCTTGGATATGGCTAGAGAACTTTTTGACGAAAGAATAGCTCCTCTAGATTGCAGGTATAGGGCGGTAAGCGAGTTTTTAAAAACTATCGACGATAAAGTAGTTCTTTCTGAAGTCATTAAGGAAGTCTCTCCTTCTGATTATGTTCCCCCAAAAAGCGAGCTTAAAGCTATAGCGAGAATTAATAAGTACGTTCACGAGGGTTTAGATAAAAACAATCTCAAAGCTTCAGATAGAAAATGCATCTCTAAGTTAATTGGCTATATGCACACTTATCGTTTTTTGCATCAAATATCAAATTATACATCTCAAAAAAATAGGGAACTTTTCGAAAGTAGCTTTGTGAGGTATACAAACGATAAACCTGACTTGACTCAAGAGGAAGTAGATCAATATATTGTGCTTTCTGCCGAGGTTGTTATAGCTTCCAATATTCAAATAAGGGTTGAGCGTCTTCAGGAGCTATTGGATCAAGCCGCTGAAGAGACAGAGGGAAAAAGATTAGCCATGAGTCTCGTGGAGTCTATTAGTACAGCTCAGACAGAATATCATCAATGTGTTAACCGACAAACCAAACTCCTTAACGAGCTCAAAGAAAAAAGAAGTCATAGATTAAGTAAACAAATCAAAGAGAACGCTTCTATATTAAACTTGGTGGAACTTTGGAAAGAGGAGGAAACTAGGATTAAAATGATAAAACTAGCAGATTTAAGAAAGAAGACCTTAAGTAAGGAAGTAGAAAATCTTTCCTCCATGGATGAAATAAGATGCCGCATAATGGGAATAACCGAAGAGGAGGTTTTAAATGGTTAAATGCAAAGAGTGTAGTAAAGATTTTGTAGGAGAAAGAAATTTACACTCCCACCTGAAAGTGCACAAACTAAAAATTAAGGATTACTATCATAAATATTTTCCGAGAAGGGATAGATTCGATAATCAATTGATTAATTTTGTGAATAAGGAAAGTTATTTTTCTTCCGATTTCAACAACAAAAATAATCTAAAAAAATGGCTTAGTTCGGTAGATCCTAGTACTGCAAAAAGTTATTTCAAAAAGTTTCTCACAGAAAGAAAAACGAAAAAGGATCTAGAATTCGCCCCGAGTCAAGTTGAATTAAGATCCCTTATGTCTCCATCGGTAGGCTATTACGAAGAGCTTTTTGGCGATTACGAAGAGCTTTGCCGTAGCGTAGGGCTCGAACCCAAGTATAAAAAAATCAACAGCTCTATGAGCTACACCCCTGACGAGAAAAAAAAATATAAAATATACATAGACACAAGAGAGCATCAACCTCTCGATATACCAGACTATCCAACAGAAGTTAAGGGATTGAGGTATGGAGACTATTGCTTAAGCAATAAAGAGTTGACATGTAATTGCTATATAGAAAGAAAATCTATTCAAGATTTAATAGGTACATTAAGCGGAGGATACGAACGTTTTTGTAATGAAATAGAAAGGTCCGAAGAGGAGGGAGCCAATTTAATTATCCTAGTGGAAAACGATCTTTCGTCCAGCCTCGTCTTTAACAAGTTAAAAAGAACCTACAAGAAGGGAGTTAGAACTAACCCTAAACATATTTTTCACAATATAAGATCCGTCATTCAAGAGTACCCGAACGTTCAATTTCTTTTCGTTAAAGATCGCGTTGAATCAGTTAGGGTGATGAAAAGAATATTCTTTAGCAATTGCGAATACAAAGATATAGATTTACAATTAGCTTACGATTCAAAAATTTTATGAAAGGGTATATTCTCTTAACTTGTAACGAGGCAGTAGCTATAGTGCTAATCATGTTGTTGATAGCGTATTTAGATTAATATGTGGTACGCACCAGAAAAATATCACCGAAAATTAGAAAGCGTAAATGAACAATCCCTCCTACTGAAAGGATCGTTAGACGACAAACAAGCTAAGATTTCTTTAGCTAAGTTTTTGAGATCTAACTTAGGGTTCACTACAGAATTAGTTTCTGGAGTCAAGTTGGCCGCTTATCAGGAAATAACGCTGAAGGCCTTCTTTAACAGAAATTTTAATATGTGTATTTGGGGTCGGGGATGCGGTAAAAGTTTTATCGCAGCCGTGTATTGTTTTCTTCAGTGCATCTTTGAGCCTCGCACGAAGATATTGATTGCGGGTCCAACTTTTCGTACCGCAAGATTCATTTTTAACAATATAGAGAAAATAGTTGATTCGAAAGAAGCTCAAATGTTAGCTCATGCTTTTGGCGCAAAATCTAAACGTAATGATCAACATGAATGGAAAATTAATGATGGAACTATAACCGCTATCCCTCTAAGTGGCGAAAAGATTCGTGGTTTTCGTGCTAATATTCTTGTTTTGGATGAGTTTTTACTATTGCCTGAAGATACGGTAAGAACGGTGCTTATGCCGTTTTTGGTAGCCCCTCAAGACATTGCAGAAAGAATCAGAGTAAGAGAACTTGAAGACAGCTTGATTGAAGCAGGCGAACTAAAAGAAGAAGATAGAATGGTTTTCCAAAATAATTCGAAAATGATTGCGCTATCTTCTGCTAGCTACAGCTTCGAAAACCTCTATAAAACTTATAAAGAGTGGATGGGCAATATTTATTCTGACGACATTTCCCAGTCTAGTTACTTTGTCTCTCAAATGGGATACCGTTCTCTCCCAGAAGATATGATCGATAGAACGATTATCGAAGAAGCTAAGTCAGGAGGAGAGTCTCACTCTTCTTTCCAAAGGGAGTATTGTGCTCAATTTACAGATGGTAGCGATAGCTACTTTAGCGCCAAAAAAATGCACGAGTGTACCGTTTCTGACGGCGAAGCTCCGCATACAAAAATAACAGGAGACTCTGATCGAGAATATATTTTAGCTATTGACCCAAGCTTTAGTAATAGTCCGAGTTCAGATTACTTTGCTATGTCGGTTATGGAATTAGATGAAGATTCGTATTCCTTGGTTCACGCTTATGCTGTCGCCGGAGGAGATTTAAAAGATCACATAAAATATCTTTTTTACCTTTATAAACATTTTAATATAAAAATGATAATTATTGATAACGCCGGGTATCAATTTATAGACGGAGCAAACGAATCGGCGCTTTTCAGGGAAGCTGGCATAGAAATTAAGTTTTTCGATTTTAATTCTGAAAAATTAGGTATAGATTACGAGATAGAATTAAAAAGAGTTAAAAGGGAATACAACCTAAAGGATCATGTTGTCTGCTTCAAGCAGGTGTTTAGCTCTGATTTTATCAGAAATGGAAACGAATATCTTCAATCCTGCATAGATCATAAAAGAATATTTTTTGCTTCGAGAACATCAGCTTGTGGGAGCTTTTTTTCCAAATCTTCCTCGATAAGGGTACCCTTAAAGCTAACCCCGTTTAAAGATATGGGAGAATTAATTGAAGCGCAGGACGATCTTATATACCAAACAAAGAGACAATGTGCTCTAGTAGAGGTTAAAACCACCCCGAAAGGAACACAAACTTTTGATCTCCCTCAACATCTCAAAAGAAGCACTTCGGCAAATAGAGCCAGAAAAGATAATTACACCACATTAATGTTAGCTAACTGGGCGGTTAAAGCCTATAATGACATGAGAAGTTTGAAGGTAGAAGAAGTTAATTCAACTTTTATCCCAAGAATGGTATAATAGGTGTAAATTTAAAGTAATTATGGCCGTAAGTAGAAAACCTAAGCAGGAAAATTCCCTTAAGGAGCCCTTAATGGCTGGTCTTGCCCTTGAGGATTCTTTCGCGTCAACAAGATCTAGGCGTAATAAATCAGGCTCTATCGAAAGAACAGACCGTTATAAAAACATCGATAACGGCATCATTCCATTTAAATATTCCCAAGGAATGGCGAATAATTCCAGTCTGGATGTAAGGGATACCATCATCCTGTGTCAGAAAGCTTATTATAATTTCTCCGTCTTCAGGAATACTATAGATTTAATGACCGAGTTCTCCATGACTAATATGTACTTAACTGGAGGAAGCTCGAAGTCTAGAGATTTCTTTGATGCTTTATTCTCTAAGATTAATATAAACAGTCTTCAGAGCAGATTCTTTAGGGAGTACTATAGGTCAGGTAACGTTTTTATTCATCGGTTCGACGCTAATTTATCCAAAAAAGATATTGGTAGAATGACTCAAACATTTGGAGTTCAAAGCAGTGCATCTTTTTCTCTTCCGGTGAAGTATATAATTCTTAATCCTGCTGATATTCAAATATCTGGAAACATAACTTTCTCTTCCGGTCAGTTCAATAAAATACTAACTGATTATGAGCTAGAAAGGCTTCGGAACCCCAGAACAGAAGAAGATACTCAGGTTCTTGAGAATCTAGACCCGGAAACTCGAAAGAAAATCAAAGGGGACAAAGGGAAGCTTGGTGCTAGTTCGGTCACGATACCTCTTCCAGCGGAAAAAATAACAGCCGTATTCTACAAAAAACAAGATTACGAACCCTTCTCTGTCCCTATGGGATATCCAGTTTTGGAAGATATAAACTGGAAACAAGAGATGAAAAAAATGGATATGGCTTTGACCAGAACTACAAACCAAGCCATTCTATTAGTTACGATGGGAACAGAGCCAGAGAAGGGCGGGGTAAACCAGAAAAATCTCCTTGCTATGCAGAAACTTTTCGAGAACGAATCTGTAGGGAGAGTTTTAATTTCTGATTACACAACTCAAGCTAAATTTGTGGTCCCTGATATAGCTGGAATTTTGGATCCTAAAAAATATGAAGTCGTAAACCACGACATACAAATGGGGCTAAATAACATTCTTCTTAGTGACGAAAAGTTTTCAAACTCCAGCGTTAAAGTCCAAGTCTTCATGGAAAGGCTAAACGAAGGAAGAAAGATATTCATAAATGATTTTCTCATTCCTGAAATGAAAAGAATTTCGAAAGTTATGGGCTTTAAGAATTACCCGACCCCTCATTTTGAAGATTTGGATCTAAAGGATACTTCGGTTTACGCTAGGGTCTACAGTAGACTAATTGAACTGGGAGTTCTTACTCCTAAAGAAGGAATCGATGCAATCGAATCTGGTAGGATGCCTACAGAAGAGGAGTCTGTATTATCTCAGGAGAAATTCAAGCAACTTAAGGACAAGGGCTTTTACGAACCGATAATGGGCAAAAAAGAGCCTGCTGTTGAAGGGGGAACGCCAGCGAAAAAACCTGTACCCAAGCAGGCCGGAAGACCGGAGGGAACGGGAAGACCCAAAGAGACTGATACGAAAAAACCAATAGGACTTAAAGCTTCGTCTGAAATAAAATTCAGTTTAATTAAAATTCAAAATAACCTTAATCTATCGGACAAATTAAACGCAGAAGTAGAAGCAGCGTTAAGGCAGCTTCACAGCAGAAAACGTTTAAATAAACATCAAAAAGAAATAGCTCAACAGATTTCCAATATAGTCATACAAAACGAAGATCCAGAAAATTGGTTAGCTAAAGCGGGGCGTTATGCTGCGGAACCAATTGACAGAAACGAAGATAGAGTTAAAGAGATTCAGTCTATAGCTTACGAACATCAAGTGGATGATTTTCTAGCAGGTATTTTATATTGTAGTAAATATGATGCTGAATAATGTCGAGGGTAATATACAATGTAGAGGGACTTTTCGTAGGACCATCTGGTCATAATTTTTTAAGTTATGTTGGTGGAAGCCCTCATGATGATTATTCAAATCCATTACTAACCCACAACTTAATAAAACAAATAGACAGGGTTCAGTCTCTAGCGTATGACATATCCATACCTCATACGCAGATCAATCAATTAAACACTAGATCTGTCTTGGGGAGACCTATAATAAACCCACCTCAGGTTAATTTTTCATTTAATTATTTTGTAGCTGACTTATCTAATGAGTCTAAGATGGGAATGTATGTTAATTATCCTCAATTTGAAGAACCGTTTTCTGGCGCTCCCTTCTTTTCTAGCAATACAGGACATACAATTCTCTT